TTATTTTGTTGTAATTAAGCCATCAGGTTCAACTGTGAACTCAGGCTTATCGGCAAGTGAACCATCTTCTTTGAGATAGTACCAACCTTTTTCTGATTTAACAAAGGTATTAGATACCATGTTGCCTTCTTTACTATCTAGGTAGTACCAGGTATCCTTGTACTTAACCCAGCCAGTAACCATTTCACCATCTTCTTTGAAATAGTACCATTTGTTAGAAATCAACTTCCAACCTGTTGCCATTTCGCCAGACTTATCAAAGTGGTACCATGCACCATCTGGTCGTTTTTTCCATTTATCCGCAAGCATATAACCAGAACCGTCAAAATAATACCAAGTCCCGTCAATCTTTTCAAATTGCTCTTTAGGATAAGAACCGTCTGAACGTACATACCAGTATCCTGTGTCGTTCTTCTTCCAACCTGGTTCAACAACTAGACCGTGCTCAATATCGTGCTTGAATTGGCTACGACTAATACCCCATTTTGCCAAATATGGATAAGGGTCTACGTGGTCTGAATTATTGCTCGGTTGGTTATTCGTACAGTATTCATGTGTCTTAATTCCTGCAAGGTCGTCTGTATCAAGAGTAACAGGCAATCCAGCTTCTTCTGCTAGGTCACGTAGCAATTCGATATAAAGACGATAGTCTGTCATGAACTCTTCTTTAGTTGAGTGGCTTTCAATCAATTCGACTGCTGCATAACTCTCAGCATTCCAACCGCCCCCTACGTCCCAACTTCCGTTGTTTACAGGCCCTACTTGCATAACTCGACCATTCCCGACTACGTGAGAGAAAAATCCTAATTCAGGGTCTTTACGGTAATGATAATCTGCTTCATTCTGAGCGGTTGAGTTTCGGTTTCCTGTTGAGTGAGCGTGTACTTGTCTGTAAGGTTGCACTCCGACCTGTGGAAGTCCAGTTCTTAATCTGCTTTTATCAATATCCATTCAAAATTTCCTTTCTTTTATGGCAATGTAGTTGGCCAAGGGTCGTCTGTAATATAACTTATTGCAGAAACCCTGATGTCTCCGATATCTCTATTGGTCGGTACTGGGTCTGTGAACTGGAAACGTAAGTGATTGGCATCACCGGGGCCACCAAGGTACCAAGTACCATACGGTACACCATCATCATTGAATATTTGGCCAATTAACGAACCACTTGTTCTGAATCCGGACGGTACACTACCGTTAGGCAAGATAAAACATTTCTTATCACGGTTGCCTGGGTGTGCTATAAACGCTGGATTGCTACGACGTACTATCCCAAACCAACCCCATTGCAACCCACCGAATTGATAAGAAATTGTATCGTTTTTACGACGAATTTTTAAATATGAGTTTCCTAGTTTAGACATAATAGGAAGAGTTCGCCACCCTGTGTCCCCAGTTAGCACCTCCCAACCCTGATTACCAGTGCCTGAGCGCTTAATCCATTTCAAAGCACCATTTGTAACCGCAGTATCGACGTATGTCGTCCCAACTGGAGCTTCAACTTTGCCATTAGGCATACCAGTACCGTGTATTTCGTACTGGTTCGCTTGGTTATTCGAGTCAGTCGAAGTTGGTAGGGTTACGTTGCCACCGCCGTCTGACAGAATGAGCGTGTTCCCTGATAAAATCAATTTTTGTGGAGTTTTAGGAATAGATGCAAATTGTTCTTTAGTTGCGTAGCTTTCCCCTTTTTGCTCAATAGTAGAAAGTCTTTGCTTAACTTCAGTATCGTTATAAGGTTGTGGAATTTCTGATTTCTTGGCGTAACCCTCTAGGCTCTGATGTTGTGTTAGATAACCCTTGCTATTTAATACCTCGTTTGTTACAAAATTTGAGGTATCAATAGCTGGCTTGCTTTCTAATCGACTTACCCGATCTTTTAATTCTGCATCATTGTACGGTTGCGGTATTTCTTGCTTCGTCGCATAGTTAGACAATGATTGATGCTGAGTTAGATAACCTTTATTTTCAAGTTCCTGTCTTGTTACTAGATTGCTAGTATCTTTTTCAGGTTTGCTTTCTAAAACCGATATACGCTGTTTTAAGGCGCTATCGTCATAGACGGTATCTTTATCTGTCTTTGTCTTTAAGGCTTCAATATCGGCTGAAATATGGCTTATTTCAATACGAATATTGCTGTCGTCATAAGTCCCACCTTGCGCTTTGATTTTTGTAAAGAGTTCATCCAATTCTGCCTTAGTAACAACATCCTTAACGTTAACAATTCGCCCTGATTCACGTTCAATGAGTGGTGTTTTAACTGCCTTATCAATCTCACTCACATGGACATTAAACATAAAGCTATACACATCTGCTGACTGCTCTACTTTTTCAAAATAGATGTAGCCAATGACAGACTCATCTGTCGTGATCAATGATGTATCAAATTGAACCGTAAACGAATTACCTTCGATTGTTGCTTCAACCTCTTGGTATCGCTTAGTTCCCTTGAAATAGAATAAACAGATGACCTTAGTAGCGGTCAATTCATCGAGTGTAAACTTGAATTCAGTGATGCCTTTATCTTTGCTATAAAATTCTTGATAAAGCCTATCTACATCTCGATTGTTGGCTGAAATGGTTAATTTTTTCTCAATAACCTTCTTCAAGTGCTACCCCCTTTCTTTTAATAAAGAAAGAGAACCCAAAAAGGGTTCTCAACTATTATTGGTTCATCCAAGCATCATTCATCTGCTTAACTGCTGACTCAACGAATGTATCGAGGTCACTATCAGTCATGCTGATATTGTACTTGTTAAGCTCAGCACGGATTTTAATTCGTGCCTGTTCCAACTTCTCCTCACCCTTGTAGCCAGTTTCTGATGCGACCTGCTCAACTGCATTGACTGCATTCTTAGCAAGGATTTCAACAATCTTGATTGTTTTCTCTCCGCCTTTTTGAACAAGATATTCTTTAACAGCCTTAACTGCGATACCTACTAAAATGACAAGGATGCTGATAGCACCATTGATTAAAATTTCATTGATTTGTTGCATCGTCTTTCTCCTCTACTTCGACTTCGATTTTGTCTTTTTGGTCAATGTTGACCAAAAACTGCCCAATCTTACGAGCATTGTCTTTCTTGATTTGATTGATGTAAGGTTTCAGGGACTCAGGGAATGGTAGTCCTATCATCTCCCAATTCTCAATCACTGAGAATAAATAATTGAAAGAAAAAAACATAGTCCAAGCAATCCCAAAACTACGGAAACCAAGCGAACGGGCATACATGGCAACAAGTAGGATGACTGCGAAAACAATGAAGTGTCGAATCAATCCCATTGTTCCAATTTTGCTATCAAAACGCTTAGTTTTAAATGCCTTGATGTAACCTGTCACAATATCCAGTACCATCAACCAAAAAAAGAAATGAATATATGGGCTGTAAGATAGGTTTTTGAGGTGTTCTATTAGTTCGTGAAATGCTAAGTCTTGCATAAACACCTCCTATTGAACAGGTTGTGTTTCAAGTTCACTATTGGCTTTAGGTGCATCCCATTTCCAAATTGCAAGGATGCCATTCTGAGATGGTGAGCCTTCGAGTTGTTTGAGTGATTCACCCTGATAGATGAATTGTTGGTTTGTTTGAATAAGGATGCGTTTCCCTTCACCGTTAAGTTCAACATGTTCAGGGTCTTCGATTGCAAACATTGAACCAGGAGCGTAGCTCTCACCAGTTTTAACAAGTGGAAAGAGGTCAACAAGTTCCTTGTAAGTAGTACCATAAGCGATTTTCTCACCCATAATTGAATCTTGAGCCATAACACGAATTACTTTGTTGATTTTCTCAGTGATTTCAAGTAACTGGTTTTGCTTGGTTTCAGTCTGAGTGAGCTTCTGTTCAGCTTGCTCGATTTTAGACTGAGCTTGAACGATTGCACTTCCTGGATCTAGTTCAGCCTTAAGAACATCAAGAACCGCCTGGATAAGCGTTTCTTCCTTATCTTGAGTGCGGTCTCCAACAAGTTCACGTTGGTTGGTGCTGTAGCGGTTTCCATCCTGTAGTCGAATTTCTACAACTGTTGTGATTTGATTGCCTGCTCCACGAGTATATGGCTTAGTAGCCAATGAATAGTTATTTACTTCCATTAATTTTGTCCTTTCAATTTCACTTCTTCAAATTTTGCTTTTAATTCTTCATCGGATTCGATGATTCGTTTCATCTGTTCGAGTTCCATAGCTGTAACTGTGTATAAAGCTTCTAGCGTAGCTGATTGGGTAACTTCATTGCTGACTCGCTCACCTAACGTTTTAATCGTCAGACTGCTGATTTGTTTGTCTTGTTCGTTCATGTTGTTTCCAACCTTTCAATTTTTTGATTTAATTCTTGAATAGCCTTGATGAGATAAGGTACGAATGTGTTGTAGTCAATGTGCAAGAAATCATCTTCGTTATCAGGATTCCTTGAAATAGCTTGTGGGATGATTTTCTCAACTTCTTGTGCAATCAGTCCGACTTCTTCGTGTTTGTGATTTTCGATGAAGTCAAATTTGACCATATCAAGCTTGTTGATAATATCCATGGCATTGACTTGTGTTGGTGCAATATTCTCTTTTAATCGCTTGTCGGATGCCTTGTCGATATGATACTTGACACTTCCGTCACCAACTTGATTCCACCAAACAACTGAGTTCTTACCCCCTGCTCGAGGAGTTGAACCTGTACCGTATATTTCAGTACCGCCACGCATATAAACATCTTTATAAAACGAATTGTTTCCATAAAAGTTAACAGAGCTAGTGCTTGAAAAATCGACTGTCCTATAAAATGATGCGTCACCTCTACAAAACATTGCACCAGAATTAGTCACATACCAAGCGTTATTCCCTGGTTTGCCCCAATCGTTCCCCCAGTTAACCCATAAGCACGTTTGATTTACTTGCCAACCACCGTCTGACATACCAACTCTAAAACTGTTGCTACCAGTCAGCCAGAACGTTGTCTGGTCTTTATCATGCGTACCAATTTGGAATCCTCCGATTTTGCCCTTATAACCTTCAAGTAAGGTTGCTGATACGACTACTGACCGTAGTTTGTTGATAAAGGCTGTTTTAGCGGCAAGCGTATCTGTGAATACATCACTTGCTACAAGCTTCTTGGCTAGAGCAGTATCAAATATCAATTTGTCTGCTGCAATCGAATTAGAGCGAATAATGTCAGTGTTCAATGTTCCAATCTGTGCATCACCAACAAACAATCTCTTAAAATAGCCGTCTATGGCTGTGATTTCATCAGCAAGTGTCCTACCTTTTAGACGGATTTTATTAGCTTCAATCAAGATATTGTTTGCGTTGGTATTGATTTGTGAAGCAATAGCACCAGCATTTGTCAGCGTTTGGATAGCATACGAATCAGAAAGTTGAGTCACTTTCGTTTGTGTGACTACATCTTGTGCCGATGTATCATCCCTGAATTCATTTGGAGGTGTTTCACCACGAATAAGCGATATCTGACCGATAGCGACCTGTCCGTTCTTCATCAACCAAACTTCAAGAGGGAATTCTCTTCCTTTAGTTGATGATTTATTAACGGTCATTGTACCTGTGATGACTTGTATTCCAGTGTTTGTAAAGGTGACTCTATCAGATGCAAGACCACCATCTTCTGCCCACAGTTCGATTCCTAAAGGTGCATCTGGTAACACATCCACCCATACTTCCATGCGATAGCTAAGTTTTTCGCCCTTCGTGAATGTAGATGTATTAAGTGGTAATGTGAAACCGTGGTAGACTGAATTGGTCTTATCAGTATTTGTAATCCGTAGTAACTTAGTTCTAGATTGGATCTCGACAACATCTGCTTCAGGTTGTTTCTTCTTCCACTTGCTGAAATTAGTAGGGTCAAATACAAGATTATAACCGCTTTCAGTGAGTTTTTTGACTTCTGTCTGAAAGATTTGACTAGACATAACAAGCCTTGAAGCGTTATCTGCCATACCTTTCTCAGTCGTACCTAGAATCCTCTCATATAGCTGACTTGTCTCTTTTACACGCTGGAAATCGTTCTGGTCAGCTTTGCCACTTATTTGACTAGAAATAGTTGCAAAACGGCCATCCGAGGTTTCTTTATATTCAGCTAGCTTTTGTGTGACTTGTATCCGTGTTTCTTCCGCTGCCCTTTTTGCTGCTTCAGCACTTTCAGCAACTTCAATCGCTTTTGCTTGAGCATTTTCTGCTAGTTCTTTAGCTTCTTTTGTCTGCTTGTAAGCATCGTCAAATTGACTAGGTTTATACGTTCCTGTTCTACTACCTCTGACAAGAATAGGTTCTTTGAACTCAACCCAACCATTTTTAGCTAAGAAGATATAAAATGGATAGTTTGCATCCTCACCAAAAGCAAAATCTTCTTGCATGGTAAAAGTTTTTTGAAACTCTTGCCATTCGTTGAGTGGTGGCCTATTCTCACCAATATTAGCCCATGTAAGTGTTTTGTTTAGTCCGTGGTTTTTGACATTGAAAGCAAAAGAAACATCTGGATATTCTCTGATACGATACTTAAATCCGAGCGTATAGGTTTCATCTTTATATATTTTCTTGACGTAAATAGGTAGTGAAAATCCTGACCAGTTATAACCAGTAAGACCTTGCGCTTTTATTGTGAAAATACCATCTGTGACAGATACGCTTGCTTTCGGGTTATTGTTACCGACAAGTGTATGCTTATTCATTGTCATAGAATTAACGATCAGGTTATTATCATCAGTAACGTACTTCCCAACCTCAGTCTGGAATTTTTGGTCGCTCATGACTAAACGTGAAGCATTTCTAGAAATATCACTCTCTGAACTACCAAAAGTTCGTTCATAGAGTTGAGCTGTTTCCTTGACACGTTGGAAGTCTGTTTGATTGGCCTTACCAGCGACTTGACTAGATAGATTCGCAAATCGTCCGTTTACTTGTTCTTTATACTCAGATAAATAGACGATATTATTTGTTGCTATATCTCTGACTTCGTTTAAGCTTTGTATGCCGTTATTAGCAATTAACTTCGCTTCTTTCGCTAAATCTTCGCTTGCTCCAGCTTTTTTCAAAGCCTCTTCTGCTTTAGTTTTAGCTTCTTCAAATCCTGCTGGACTAAACTCGTGAAATCGTCTGTCGATTTCATCAGATAAAGCACGCTTGTTTTCTTCAGCTTTGGCTTTGGCGAGTTCGACACCGTCCAAAATTTCCTGTCTCAACAATCCAGCTTGATGATCAAAGGCTAAGTCAGCATTTTGAAGAGCTTTTTCAAGGGCGATTTCTTGAGCTGATTCTGTCACACCAATGATTGCATCAGCTGCGTTAGATAGCCCGCCAGAAGATCTAGAACCGCCAGTTCCCGCCTTATCATCGAAAGTCAGAGAGATGTACTCTTCTTTCAAGGCATCAAATTCATAAGCAATAGCTTTCTTGAATGCATCGACATTGTGTTTTCGGCTCTTGATATTGACCGTATCACCCATGTGAACAACTTGTCCATCAAGTTCATAGGCTTCAATTTTGATAGCATCAGAAACTTTGTCAATACCTTGATTCGTAAATTTAGCTTGTGCCCACTTCTTTAACTCTTCAACGGTATTTGCGTTATTGTTCTCATATTCTTTCTCATTTATGTAAGGATATGAGTTAATAAGAGGGCTATCAACCGTAACCTTGAGAGTCGTTTCTGTTTCTGCGCCTTCAGGTTTAAAAGTTGATTTAGCATGGATTCTTGTGACAACATTCTGACTATTCCTTGTACGTTGATAATCCTTCAGATTCTTGTGTGTTGTAATGACAACACCACGATTCTCACCACGATTTTTTTTGACAGTTATTGCAAAGTTATCACGAACTAGCTCACCTTCCCACGTTCCAACAATACTATGCTTTCCATCAAGTAATACAGAGTAAAGAGTTTCTGTTTCGGTCGTATTGAAGGTTCTACGTTCCTGGATATCGCTATTGAAAGAAAAATCTCCCAAAGCTGTTTTTGTATTTTGAACCATGCGAGAAAGAGCCATATCACAGCTCTGACTGCTTACGCTTAATGGTTTTATAGACCGTTGCATTACATCGTCTGAGATGTGATAGGCCGTTATTTCTAAGTGGTCATTGTGTTCAACAGGTGTTTTGATGCGGAATAACTGAGCACCGAGAATAGGAGTTGGTGCTTTTATCAACATATCTTCTTGAATGAGCTGATAAATTTCTGAGTCGGAAATAGGGTATTTCACAGTTAAGGTGAAATCGCCATTCATGGTCTCTTTAATAATCGCTGAAGTCGCTTCATGAAGTGGCTCGCCGTTCCAACGAACGGTTCTTACATCTTTGTCAAGTAAATAAAGCAATTATGCCCACCCCCAAACCGTCTCGATTTCAAGTGATTGAATGCCAGGCCCCAGAACGACACCGACATTTTTCAGTTTTGATGGATCAACAGTAATAAAATCTCCTGACCATTTAACTGATTTTCCTGTCGTAGTCTTAAAGCTTGGATTATCTGGATTGTTGACCATCACAAGCGATTCTGAAAGTTTTTCAAGACGAATAACCTGACCAGCGATTGTAAATGAAGTCTCAGTAGCACTCTGTCCAACAATTGTGATTTTAGGGAAGGCGAGAGCAGAGCCTTGAGTAGTTAAAACTCCGTTTCCTGTCAATCTTTGTGTGTCAGTGGTTTTGAAATATTTTGTAGGGTGGCAAGTGAATGTTACTTTCGTCATATACAAACCAGGTTGTGTTTCTTCAAGGTCACTAGCATTGGCCTTATAACACCAAAGACGAGTTGTTTTAACTCGTTCATTTTCTAACCAAAATTTCTCACGAATAAACAGACTCATGAACTGATTCATCTGTTCTTCAGTAGGTTTCACAAGATAGATTGAGTAAGTCTTCTTTACAAGTCCTCTGTGCTTGTTTGTCTGAACAATTGCCCCACTAATACCACCATGCTCTAAAAGTTCTGTCTTGCTTTCTCCTAAAGCAACGGAAGGAGGATCATGGACAATGACTTTGAAAGGAAAAGACGATGTTCTTACACCGTCAATCACAAGTTCGTTATGTTTTATCATGCCATACCTCCTCTCAATTGTGTCTTACGTTGCAGTTCATCAGCAATTCGCTGTGCTACTTGGTCAGCAATTCTGCTGATATCTGCTTCTTCTCTTACGATGTTTCCAGTAATTGTAATGTTGATGCTTGTTGGATTGTCTCCCATAGTCTGAGCAATACCACGACCAATCGCTCCAAGTGTTCTTTCATTAAGTGGCAATACAGCTTCATTCCCAGCTTCACCACCAACCATCATATTATTACCGTTCATGCCAAAAATAGTCGGTTTCGTCATGATACCACCTTTGGCATACCACTCAATCCCAATTCTAGGAATTTGACCTTTTAGCCAATCAAGAGGATTGGCTGATCCTGAAATGCTAAAATGTGGTAAAGGAATATGTGGCCAACTAATCTTGAAATTAAACAAATTTTTGATGGCGCTGATAGCTGAACTTACAAGGTCTTTTGCTCCATTTATAGCATTCCCAATTGAATCCTTGATTCCTGTCCAAATATTTGAAACAGTATTTGAAATACCATTTAATATGTTTGAAATTGTACTTGAAATTCCATTCCATACATTTGAAATTGTACTTGAGATAGCATTTATAGTGTTTGAAATGAACGATTGGATAGCTGTGAAGATTGTCTGAACAACACTTTGGATAGCTTGCCATACCGTTGAGAATACACCCTTTATAGTTTCCCAGGCTCCTGACCAGTCACCTGTTATAATTTGCATTACAGTTTTTATAATTCCAAGTACAACATTAATTGCAGTTTCAACAACTGTTTTGATGATTTCCCAAGCAGTAGTAATGACTAGTTGTATATTTGCCCAAGTGGCTTGGATTTGAGGTCCTAGATAAGCCATAACTGTGTCAATAACTGTTTGGATAGTATTCCAAACAGTTTCTGTACTAGATCGAATAAGCTCTTGGTTTTCGTTCCACCATGTCACAACTGTACCGAATATACCAGTTATGAAATTAGATATTTCACTGATAACAGTATTTATTACGTTTAATATTGCATTCCAGACAGTAGTTACTACTTCACGGAATCCCTCATTCGTCTCCCAGAGATATTTAATCCCAATAACGAGTCCTGTTATAGCTGCTACTACTCCTGCAATAATCCCAATGATTGGTAATGCCGCTGCAATCATAGCTCCAAATGAAGACATAAACACGGCTTGCAGGGTTAAGAATATCGGTGCTAGTATCCCAGCAATAGTGACGATACCTCCAATAACAACAATGAATTCTTTAACAGGACCAGGAAGCGAATTAAACCATTCAGCCATTGATTTTACAATATTGCCCAATGTTTCAAAGACAGGGGCTAGAACTTCAGCTATTGCTGCGCCTAGCTCTGACATTGCTAAAGTAACTGAGTTTTGAGCTGTCTTAAATTTGTCAATTGGATCAAGAGTAGCTTCAAAAGTGTTTGAGACTGTTCCTACTGAATTTTCAGCTGCTTCAGAGAACGTTTGAAAATCAAATGCTCCACGCTTGATAGCATCAATCATTTGAGGTGCTTTTTTAGAACCAAATATTTCCATTGCTAGTCCCATTGCTTCGGTTTCGCTAGTAGTATTCTTTATCTTATCAATTGTTTCGATAAGACCTTCTTTCAAAGTTTTACCTTGTTTAGCATAAGTTCCTGCTGCTTTTGTTAAACCTGACAAAGCGCCTGAAGCATCAACACCGCTCGTTTCAAATTGTCCGAGAAGTGATACACCTTCTTCAAAAGAAAGGCCTAACATTTTGATTTGTGGTGCACCTTCGATTGCTTTCTTCATCAAGTCATCAACAGATACACCAGTTGACTGAGCTGTATATGTAGTAGAATCAAGGACTTTTGCTAAATCACTGGTTGATAGCTCGTAAGCTTCCAAGGCTTTGCTTGCTGAAATAGTTGAATTGGTAATGTCTGTACCGTTGATTTCAGCAAACTTAATCATCTCTATGGAAACATCTTTGAGAGCATCGCCAGTTAGACCAAACTGTGTATTGACCTCTCCGACTGCTTCACCAGCCTTACTGAAATCTGTCGGGATCGTTGTTGCGATGTTTGAAGCAATATCTTGCATTTCTTTTAAACTATCGCCTGTCGCACCAGTTTTGGTCACAATAGTGTCCATGCCTTCGTCAACTTGTCTGAAGGCTTCTAATGCACTTTTACCAAAATCAACAAGCTTCTGGCTGATATCTGATAATTTCTCAGAAAATTGATTAAGTAACTCTGCTTTTAAAAGGTTATTTGTCTCACCTAGAGTATTAGCAGCTTGTTTACCCGCACTACCCAAGTTTTTCATTTCTTGAGACAGATTTGAATAAGCTGTCTTGGCTTGGTTCAGTTCTGCTTCCATTTTGTTAGCTTCGACTGAATTTTCGCCATATTCTTTCTTGGTTAGCTCTAATTGCTTTTCAAGGTTTTCAATTTGCTTAGCAACAATAGAGGATTGAGCACCAATCTTTTTCTGTGCCAGAGCTAGTTTTTCAGATTCGCTAGCATTGGCGCCTAGTTGACTTTCTTGTAGTTTAAATGAACTTACGACTTTTTCAGATTCACTAGCAAGTTGTTTCTGCTCTTTTTGTAGGTTTTGAAGCTGACTTTTATTGCTTTGGGTAGCATTGCCATTTTCTGACAGTGCCTGGTTGACGTTTGCTAGTTTTCCTTTATAGCCTTCAAGAACATTCTTGGTAGTTTCTACTTCACGTTGAAATGCTCGATACTGATCGGCACCAATATTCCCACTCTTAAACTGTTGTTCAACCTGAGATTGTGCCTGTCTTAAAGTTTCTAGTTTCTCTTTTGTGTTAGAAACCTGTTTTTGTAGAACCTCTTGTTTTTGAGTTAATAGAGTTACATTCCCTGTGTCGAATTTTAAGGCTTTATCAATTTGTCTTAATTCCTGGGTTGCATCTGTTGCAGCTTTATTGACATTCTTGAGCGCCTTCTGTAAGGGTTGCGTATCTCCATCAATCTCAATCTTGATACCTTTAATATTTCCTGCCATATTTCCTCCTTCCTCTAAAAATAAAAAGCGCTGAGAGAACATCTACGACTGATAATGCAGTCGGATCAATAAACTTGACCTCAGAATCGCTCTCTCAGCACTCCTTTTCTTCTAAAAATTGTCAAAATCAGCTTGGTTGGCTTTTCGCTCACCTTTTTTACTTTCGCTACGTAAATTCACATAATCTGTTTGATAATCTAAAGCCATCCCTATTGAAATGTTCTTCAAATCATCAATAGATAATCCTGTTTCTTTACAACAAGACAAATAAGATTCTACTGTGAAGATTTCTTCGCTAGCTGTTTCTGACTGGTCTGGGACTTTTTTGTTGACATACTTGCATTCAGCATTTCCATCAACTCAGGTCCAATTTCTTGGATTGGGAATGTTTCCATTTCCATAAAGAATTGTTCGTAAGGTTTGATGTGAGGATTTGCAGTTTTAGCAAAAGTCCAAAATAGACGATTAAAGAATGTCATGTCAAAATCTGATAAGATCGAGATATCGACTTCATTCAATTCTTTTTCGTCAGAATTCAGTTTATTCAATTCAGACATAATGGATTGATTTTGCAACATTGAAAATAAATCCTGGAAATAATCCTTGCCGAATTGTTGTTTGTAGGCGATAGGAGTATAAGCGCTTGTTCCCAACTCATACTCTTTATCACCAACCATGATGATTTTGCGCATACTATTTCTCCTTAACCAACAGCGTTAGGTTCATAAACTTTTTCGAACCATTTGTTGTAGACTTCATTGTTATCAGCTGAAGTGATTGAACGTTTGATAACTGAGTCAAGTGGACGAGGACTAGCTTTGAAAGATAGCTCACGTTCGTTCACGTTCGTACCGTTTTTAGTTGATGAACCGTTTGATGGGCGACTTGCTGAACAGTAGTAAAGAACATGACGAGTCTTGTTCTTATCTCCAGAGAATTCAAACATAATAGCGAATGCTGTTGGTTCTGCATCTCCTTTTTCAGTCATGACACCAGTTTGAGAGTCTTTAATTTCTCCCAAAATTTTAGTTGCAAATGCTTCGATGATATGAGGTACTTTAAGTTTTCCATCATATCCTTCGTTTGAGTTGATGAAATGGTAGTCAATGTCGTCCGCTTTAACTGCTCCAGAATCGCCTTTTGGATCTAGTGTTAAGTCCATTGCTCCAGGGAAACGGAATACTTCATCATAAGTAATCACTCCGTCTGCTCCAATTGTTTTAACTGGTGCAACGTGAACATTTTTTAAACCAAACGTTACTTTGTTTTCGGGCATGTCATTCCTCCTTAATATAGATAGACTGTATAAGGCTTGACATATAACCTTTCAGTCTCGATAAATGTTTCTTCTTGAGCTTCAAAAAAGAGCTCGTGGGACTTCCACAGCTCTTCTAGTCGCTCTTCCAAATCTTCATCCTTACGCTCAAATGCAAGCTCGACTGTCACGCTCTTAATCTCATGATTAACCGTGTTGTCAGCTGCATTGATTGCTGGACTAGATTCGTAGTAAATCAGGTAAGGCATATCTGGGGCATTGCCCTCTTGATACGCTCGGTAAGTTACAGGTAAGGCTGATTTTTCTAAAATGTCAGCAAACTCTGAAAGTTTCATTGGCCAATCTCCTTGATTCTTTTTTCAAAATTCTCGATAGCTTTTTCTTCAACTGGTTTAATGTGGACTATACCAGATACACGACCACCACCTCGTAGGATGTGCCCGTTCTCAAGTAGGTGAGTAAGACTGGCGACAGAATTAAAGACAACATAAGAGCCATTTGCTAGCTTCTTCTTTTTCCAGCCTTTGCGATATTTCCCGTATCTTTTCGGACTGGTCTGTCTTAATTCCTGTACCGCTTCCTCTGCTACCTCTTCAGCAATCTTTTCCACTTTTTCTGAAAACTCAGTTGAGTATGAAGCTAGCTCTTTTGCAATGAAATCAGCGAGGTCAATGCTCATTCTAATTTCTCCGATAAAGTCAATTCCAAAATTTCAGAATCAATTGGATAGGTTTTTAAGACACGATATTTTTTGCCTTCAAATATGGCATGCTCTTGGTTGTCGTATTCAAAATTGTGAACTTCAACAACTAGACTCGGTCTTAACCCTGCTTGATTGGCTTGATAAAATTCAGAGCGAGTAACTTTCTTTTTGCGACACAGAATTGTCACTTCTTCTTCTTCGTAGATTGGTTGTTTGAGCTTGTCCTTACCTTTGATTTTCCTAGAGGTTAGTGTGATTTCATTATTCCACATTCTTAACCTCTTTCTTTGACGATAATTGCAAATTGTGTAATCGCCATTGAAGGTGTCGTGGCAGGTCCACTCCACCTTCATAACGATATGCAGCATAGTCAACGATAAACATTTCATGATCAGCACGGTCACCGACAAGCTCAATACCGAGATTATCGGTCAATTCAGTGATGACACTTGAAATGATTTTTTCTAGTGGCTTGTCTCTCAGTTTGGTTGAAATACCTAACTTGAGTTTCAGCAACTGTAACAGCTGAAATTCATCCATGTTTATTCCTCTTCTTCTGCGATAGGCTCTTCTTCTACAACTGGTTTAGCTTTTGCTCTTTTAGGTTTTTCGTCTGGTACTTCCTCAATGAAGATTGAACCAGCACTATTTAACCCATTCAAAAGACCGTTGATAAAAGTTTCAGTTGGTTTATGCCCTTCACGAGGAAAGGCATCACCAACTGAATAGTCATGTTGTTCAGGATCGTTCAAATCCTTAAATGGACGGATTACTGTATAGCTCAAAAGCCACCTCCTTATCCAACTGCGTCAGTATAAGTACCGAAGAATCCAGCAGCTTCATCTACTTTCTTAACATCCAAGCGAATGAATAGTCCAAGCAATTGACCATAAATGTCATTGTTTACCCATTTAACAGACACTTGAGAACGGTCAAACAATCCAACAAATTCAGTAATGTCACCGATGAAGAATTTCATTTCTCCTTCGTTTCCGAAAACAGTATCTTCTACTGTGTAGATAGTTTTGCCACCGAATGAGTAACCAGTAGGTGAAGTGACATCCGGTTGAAGCATGTAGCGACCTTCTTTGTCTTTCACTTTATCGAGAGCAGCGAACATTGATTGTGTTACAACGATACTTGCTTTGTAGATTGGTTTAAGTTTCTTGTTGTAGATGTCTTTAATTCCATCAAATCCAGTTGCATCAGCATTGGTAGCTGTTTTTAGAACAGAAGCAATCAATGAAAGTTCTGTATTTTCTCCTTGGTTAAATACTTCATCTTCTACAATTGCCATGATATCGTAGTTTGCATCGTCAATCATTTCTTGTGATACAGGGATATAACCACGATAAGTCTTGATTGCATAGTCAACTTCACTAATGTTTGGTTTTGCAAGTTCTGGATTAGCTTTCAATTCATCTGTTGATGACATTTTGTTATCAGTTTTCTTGATAACTGGGAACTTACCAGATCCACTTGTTACTTGAACACGTTTTACAAGGTCCAAGATAGGATTGCGGGTCTTGTTAATAAAGTGTGGTTTCAACACTTCATTAGGAATTAGGGCTGCACTTCCTGAATCAGTAGTTTTTAACCCTACAATGTCACGAGTTTGTCCAGTACGGATGAATTTTGCGATTGCGTCACGTTGTTCCAATTTTTGTCCTCCACGTTGTTCTTCTTTGTTTGGATAAGTTGGTGCTTTGCGATTTAGTTCTTCAACTTGATTTTTTAGATCTTCAATTTCTTTTTCAAGTTGTTCTTTTTCTGCTTCCTTTTCATCCAATTCTTTTTGTATTTTTTCAAGATTTTTTTCAACTTCTGAAACTTCTTCTTCAGTTCCAGCTTGTTCCAATTTAGCAGCTTCAAGTTCAGAGCGTTTGTTCAATTCCTCGATTGATTCCTCAATCTCTACTACTTTATCTGCTTTGTTGCGCATACGAGCGCCCAAAATCAATGATTTGTGCATAGATTAAATTTCTCCTTAATTTCTTTTTTGCGCTTGTCTAGCGCTTCACGATTAGCACGCTGTTGACTTTCAAAGTCTTTCTGTCGTGCAGCTATTTCCGTTTGTGGATATGCTGGAAAAGTACATGGGCTCACTTCAAAGATTTCTAATTCTAAGATAGTGTCCAGGTACGAACCATCATCACGTTCTTCTGTGTTGATTTTAATTGGGATAAAGCCAAAGCTACAACCAACCACATCACCACGTTGAACACGAGCATAGGCTCCAATGGCTTGCGGGTCTTCTTTGTTGATGATGATGTCCCCAAAGAGTCCGATTTCATCAACTCCCAAAGTGACCGTTCCATTTCCAGTACGACCAAGCACTAAACTATCATCATGGTTAAACAATGCTCTGATGTCAGCGTTTTGGATTGCTTTTTCAACACCTTCACGCTTAATCACTTCAAAGTAACCTGGCCATAATTCAGTAACTTCATCGAACTTGATAAAGTACCCACTCAAAATCAAATCACCAGTTTCGGTTTCTTCTCGTGTTTTGAATTGAGCGGTGCGATAACTATTACGTTTGTTCATCTTCTTCCTCACCTCCTTTCAACTTCTTCTGGTCCCCAAGTTTGTCTTGTGGGATATAGTTTTCAAGAGCAAGGAGCTCATCCATATCAGGATCAGGCGGCATTCCTAACCAGTCTCTCCATTCGTTTCTACGCATTGCCATACTATTAGTCATCTGTTGTGCTACTAATGACAATTCTGTAATATCGTAAGAATAAAGCGAGCGAGCGTTAAGTTTGAAATACCGATTGTTTGAAACTAGTAAATCTCTAGTTAAGGTCTGAGTGATTGTCGTTGCAATGCTCATGACTGTTGTATTGACAAAGTTGTTGTATTCTTCTTTGTTGAAATTTCCAACTCCCAAAATAAAAGCTGGAACTCCCAAAAGTCCAGCAACTGTTTTTTTATCAATTTCAACAGATTCATTGATAGCAATATCTTTCAAACTGAGTGGTTTAACCTGTTCAACGCTCATAAGAGCATCAGGGATAATCCACGGTTCACCAGATTGGCTAGTGCTAAGATATTTCTTAGCGACTAGATCACGACCTTCTTGAGTTGCTAAGTCTCCACTCGAAGAATCAACTTTCACAATCAAACTTGGAACATTCTTCCCACTCATAAATCCTTTTTTGATTTGAGTAGCAAGGTTTAAATTCCTAACAATATCTCTCAGAGCAAGTCTATATCCAGTACCTACAAATGGATTGTCTGGGTCTGGATTGATTGCAAAGTGTACGATTTCGCTTGGATTGTAATCAGTGCCACGATAATTCACGACATAACCATTATCGTCACTTCTGAAAGATACTTCACTCATTGTGAATGGTCTCAGGTTCAAAATATAATCATTCACAGGATCATACTCAACATGAAGAACCGAATTACCATCTCCAAACAATAATAGGTCACGCACAATCTTGAAAATCCAAGTTTTACGAGTCATATTATCGCATGGGTTTACATCGATTTTTCTAGCTAGTCCGTCTTTAATTCGGATGTCGCCTTTATCTGTATTCTCCATCAAATGAATGGTCATATTGGATACCATGTCAGCAACCTTATTGACTGCTGCAATCACATCAGGATTGCGAGCTAAAGGAACATAGCCATCACCATCAAGAAACAAACCAAAGTCTGAATGAGTGATGACATTTGTGCCACTTTGAGTTTTACCTCGTTTCAAAATCCTATCTAAAAGCCCCATATTTCCTCACCTCCTTTCTCTCTACTTGAAGAAGCTCATAACATCCTGGTTCTTACCAAGATTTGCAAGAGCTTGGATACAAGAAAAAACGCTGGCATCGAACAAGTCAATTCTTGCAGTACCACCGTCACCATCTAATTTTTCATATTGCACAGCATCGTCCACTTTCTCAATAGCTCTAACATTACTTACACAATACTCGTAAGCATCGGAGTGAAGATAATAAAATTCTTTATTTTTCACCTTGAACTCAATTCGTCTGAATCCCTCTGACTTTAGATAAAAAAGCTGTGGTTGGTCAATCATCTTAAACCGAGCTTGTTTCATCTTCGTCAGGAACTCACGACCAAACTTTCTATCCATACCGACAGCAGCAATCTTGAACCCTTTCTCTCTCATCTTGATGAACCATTTAACGATATCATCATAGAGGACGGTCGGAGTGTTGCTCATAGTCAACCAACCATCAGACTGCCACCCAAAGAGTGGAATCCCGTCATCATTAGCCTTTTTCTGAGCATTGACACGAGGAAAGAAAGCGTGTGTGATGCAGATATCAACATCTTTCTCACCGTCATGATAGACTCCGTATAATGCAGCAGCGGTCAAGTCATGCAGTCTCGACAAGTCAGCTCCACCATACCATTGAATAGGCAAGCGTGCCAGTTCTTCCAAAGTCCAATCATAGCAACTGTCTGAAGCAATGAACTCATCAGGATTGAAATAAGCATTCATAGAGTTTGTGAATACATTCAAAGTCTTATTGAAAAACTCATTTCTAGTCTGTGGATCATTCATAGCTTGCTCAGCTTCAGCTCTCAAAGCAGGCATGGACACCGTGACACCCCAAGATGGATTCGCCATTTTCAAAACATTATCATCAAGATAGTCACCAACATCACCATCAGTTGTCTGATTGGCTTTACAAATAAAGATAAATAAAGCCTCATCCTGTACCAACTGCTTGAGCACTTTCTGACAGTATTTCAAGCGATTAGCAAGAAAGCCTGTTGGAATATCCCCAGCTGTAGAGATAACAAAAAGCATACTGTTCCGGTATGCTGACATTGTTTTCTTCATAAGACCATACTTCTTAGAATTTCGCATGGTGTGAGCTTCATCGATGACCGTGACATTGCCATTGAGAGAGTCTAAACGGCTTTCATCATTGGCCAGTGCTTGAATATAGAATGACCCATCGTCTCCAAAATTAGCTGTGATAGAGTGTTCTTGGTTGTTGTCCTTGATGCGTATAGATTTTTCATTCCATCGTTCCACGTTGAATTTGATGAAATTAAAAGCTTCCAGTGCTTGCTTAACAGAGTTGGCCACGATATAGCATTTTGAACCACTATCGGCATCCAAAATCTGATAAAGTAGAGCAATAGCAGCAGTAAAGCTGGTCTTACCGTTTTTCCGTGCCAGCATTATCAAGGCTTCCTTGAACCTACGCTCGTTCGTACCAGCGTGATAGAACCCAAATAGATTGACAACTGTGAAATGTTGCCACGGTTGTAAAATAAAAGGCTTGTTACGGATAGACATGGCAAACATGTCATCTCCTTGCTGATGAACAATTGAGTTCTCAATGAAGTGAACAGCAAAATCCACTATATCCTCATCAAGCTCATATGCTGGATTTTCCAAATCCCTCAAAAAGCGTTCAGCAGCCAAAATCCGTTCTTCGTTATGTTCCTCTTGATAGCTCAGGACATAATCAACATAAGCTTTAGCTTTTCCAAGATTTGTTGTAGCGTGGCGAAAATCGGCAAAACGTTTTTCAAAGTCTTTATCCATCTTTCACTCGCTTCTTTTTCAGTTCATTCTTAAACTTCAAGACCTCGGTAAGAACTGAATCACCTTCTTGTTCTACTACCTCACCGAGCGACTTAGGATTCATCATCAACTGATTAGAGTAGCTGAGAATGTCTTTCCTCAAAATTTCCATCGCTGTCAAGATTGGAACTTTACGTTCGTTCTCAGCACCAGCCTTATTGACGTAGGTGTCTGTTACTGGATAACCCATGTCAGCATAATCTTGAGCAAGTTTCTGATACTGATATAGCATACCTGCAAAAATGTCAATGATCATTTCGAACTCTTTACGATAAGTGCCCAAGTCTTTCATCTGCTTGATTACTTTTGACTTAATTGACTTAGCTGTAATAGGTTTAGCCAAAAACTACCTCCTTCTGACAAAAATACTTAGTTTTTATCCCCTTTTTGTTTGAAGGGGCCCGACTTGGAAAAAGTTCCCTTCACCGGTACCCAACAGCCCAAAAAAATATTTTTTTAGGTGGGGGGGTAAAAATAAAAAATCGAAAATTTTAAAAATTCGATTTTTACAAAATTTCATTTTTTTGATTTTTAAAAAAATCCTCAAAATCCTTTTTTCGTTTTTTCTGCCAATATAATCCCTGGTTAATTACTTTGTCATTAACTCTATCATGAAACGTGTTATGTTTTTTATTTGTCAATGGCAAACAATTCCATTCAACGAATTCAAGTTCAGGATATTCTGATACAGGGAAAATATGATGGACCATTTCTGCTTGAGTAGAAATTCCATAGCGTAAACTTTCTTGACAAAGATAGTCATGTCTGCGCATTACTTTATCACGGAACTTCTCCCACTTCTTAGACTTCAAGGTTTGTCTGATAGGTTTGTTATACATATCAAACCTCCTTTCTCAATACTAAAAGGGACAGGTCGATGACCTATCCCCTCTCATACAAGAAATTCATGCTACCATAATAATTCTTTTTTTGTGAGAAAACAATAGCTTTTATTCTCATCTTTTTATTTTGCCTATTATTTTTCCTAGATAGAATCTAGTTGCTACAAATAAAAAGATAAAAGGCAAAGCGAGGAATATAACCCATGAGAATAATAAATCATCTACTTCACTTTCTGACCAATCAAAAACATGTAAAAGACAAATTATTATCGCATAGCATATAACTGGATATCCAACAATTAATCCTAATAGCTCCATTATTTTTCTCCTCGGACTATACCAATTTTACCCCTCACTTTCACATATCTTATATTTTGTTAAACTCACTCTAAAACTTAAACCCTTACTAGTCATAGGTTTTAAAGTGTTTCATTTTTTTAGTTTATGCTTAATTCATTATGTGAAAGTAATAAATAAAAAAATTAAATAACAAAGTTCCGTAGCGCATCATCAAGCTCTGCTTGCTCAATTCCTATGTATCTAAGCGTGATTGCTGGTGATGAGTGATTGAACATTTTTTGTAATGTTCCTACGTCCTTTGTTTTGTTGTAGTATTTATAACCAAAAGTCTTACGCATTGTGTGAGTTCCTACGTTATCAATCCCTAGCTCTTCAGCTGCTTCATGAATGATTTGATAGGCTCGTTCACGAGTGATTGCTTTATTCTGACCTTGCCTACTCTTGAATAAGAAATGATGAAATGGTTTCCCTTCGACATATCGTCTCATTTCTTTTTTGAGTTCTTTGGTCATTCGTCTAGTTATCTGCTTGCCAGTCTTACGTTCCCTTAGTTTAATGTGCCAGCCTTGGACATCTTTCACTTTCAGAGTAAGTATATCTCCAACTCGCAATCCAGTATTCAGACCTGTGATGAATAACATGTAATACATCTCATTCCATTCTTTCAGATGATCTTTCATGGCCTGGATGTCATCGCTATCTTTTATTGGTGATACATATTCCATGTTTTACCTCCTTTCTGTAAACAAAAAGCCAGCGTTTGCTGACTCTTGATGACACTTCTGTTTAACAACTTATTTGACTAGAATTAAGGATGTTTCCCAAAGTGTGATGTGTGTTTTTGTTTCAGAAGTTCATGCTATCATGATATTTCGTTTAAAGTGAGAATACAAGAGGTTTTATTCTCATTTTATGTAATCCCTTTGATTTTTGCATAGGTTTTTAAAATTGTTTTCCTTTTGCGATAAATGGTTGCGTCACTCACGAATAGTTTGCCAGCGATTTCTTCCCATTCCAATTCTGACTGCCCCCACCTCAAATCGAAGATTTCTCGTTGTTCTGGTGTGAGTTCCTTTAAGAATGTTTCAACGGTTTCTTTGAATAGCTCAAGATTCCTTAAAGGTACATCACTAGATAACTTTATGACAGTGTTTTCGGTCGGTTTACTAATTTTATTCCCTCGACTGCCAACGAGCTCTTCACCATTTTTTGCCATAACTTCAGCTGTTCTAACCCAAATATCACGATCTACTTCTTTAAATTTCAAAAGTTCCCTATCTAAGTAATACAGTTCACGACTATTCAGTGCTCTCAAATGTTACCTCCTCAAGTATTGTTTTTTATACCTGTTTTCATAATTCGATATTGTCTCCTGCCTGAATGCTGTTATATTTCTCTTCACTCACCACGAATACATTCCCATTTACCGTGATAATGAATAGCTTTCCGATTTTTCGTTTTTCTTCCACCTTGCCAGTGATAGCGTATTTACTATCAGCGTGATAAACAAGCAAGGGTTTTTGTGTTTCACGTTGCATGAATAATAGGCAAGTCGTGAGTAGGGCATAGCCAATTAAAAAGCGTTTCATTCACTCCACCTCAATTCCTATATCCCTTAATTCATCTAAATACATTTCTATTCGTTTTTCTATCGCATTGGTTATCATATCTGACAATTCACTATCTGCTACAATTTTCTCGTCATACATGCCGTAAGAGGTTTTTAAGAAATATTTTCGCTCGGTTTTAGTGATGCCCAAAATACCCCAACATTTTTTTTTAATTCTTAGAAATTCTTGAAGACGTTGAATTTTAGATTTCAATATATAGGCACGTTCTATATTTTCTTTCTTCATCTACTCTACCTCCTCAATCTCAATCCCCTCACAATCGAAAACCCAGCCGAAGCCAGCTTCTTCTAGTTCTTTGCGGGTGTGTCTAATTTTTCCATCGCTATAAAATCCTTTCATTCCGAAATACCATTCTTGAGTAACTTTAGCGTATTTAAGGAATTTCGCCCCATCTGGAACCCCTTTTAATTTGATTATATACCGCTTCTCTTTCTCGACCTCGTAACCGAAAAGTATAGCTCTTATCAATCTTTTTCTGTTTTCTAAATCCCGAAATCCCTCACTCAAGCCTTTAATTTCTGTGTCAAAACCATCCGTTAAATAATAACAAAAACCTGTTCTTGAAACATAATATAAAGCCTTTGTAACATCACTCTCACGTCTAAAATTAAACGTTTTAAGGAATTTTGCTTCTTCTTCAGATACTACGACTTTTTCTGGTTCGTCTAGTTGTTCAATTCTTTTGATAATTCTATTTACATCAATACAATTTATAAATTGATTTTTATTTTCTTTTATGGCATTACAATAATCAATCAATCCCCGTTTATTCATTTCTTTACCTCCTTTAATTGCAAAATTAATTGAATAACAATATTTCTATCCACATACGGTCTATCTCTGTGTGTTTCAGCGGGTAGGGTATGAATTTTTTCAATCAACTGTTTTACGTTCATCTTCCAACTCCTTAATTTTCCGTTTAAATTCCTTCACTCGTTTCTTCCAGTATCCACGTTCTTCTGCTCGTGAATGTGCAAGTGATTTAACACACGGTTCAGTTAGTTCAGAAATATGTAATTCTGCTTTTTCGTTTTCTTTCTTGTAGCTCTTGATAAGCTGTCTCTTTAAATCATCGTTCATATTAATCACCTAAAACGGTAAGTCGTCATCTGAAATATCTAATGGATTTGTAGCTCCGAAACTTGCTGGCATCTGATTTTCGATATTTGAATGGTTTGCAGAGTTGTCACGTTTTTCTAGTAATTGGAATGTATCGGCTACAACTTCGGTCACATAGACACGTTGACCTTGTTGATTATCGTAACTACGAGTCTGAATGCGACCAGTAATACCTACCTGGTTCCCTTTTTTACACCAGTTTGCAAAATTTTCAGCCTGCTGGCGCCAAATCATACAATTAATAAAATCAGCTTCACGATCACCTGCTTGATTCTTAAAATTACGATTGACTGCCATGTTGAATGTCGTAATTGCAACATTTGATGGTGTATATCTTAATTCAGGGTCTCGTGTTAATCGTCCTACAAGTGTTACATTATTAATCATTCTTACAAATCCTCCTCTTTAACAAATACTCCGTCAATCATCTTACCTTTTCGGTCTTTGATTACTTCATAAGCTTCATCCAGGCAATTTTCAGATGTGGTTTCATTATAGAGCGAAATTGTACTGATGACACTATCAAGAAACATTAAGTCTGACTTGATCAGTGGAGTCTGTGTCTCGTTATGACAAACATGAGAGTATAATTTCTGAGCAATATTTCCTAAACTAGATACCATCAACAACAATTCAAGTTCTTGTTGATTAGCTGAAATTTGAGAACCATTTTTAATTTGTTGTTCAAAACCAATCATTACAACTTGAATATCTCCAAGAGCATCATAAATTAGCTCAGGTTTATCTTTTGCAATTCCTTCAAATAATTCTCCTGATTCTTCCATCAGTTTCAAGAATTGTTTAATAGGATTCGCTTCATGCAAATTTCTGTCAATAAACCATTGTTGTACTTTTTCTTCTAAAACTTTTTTTGTATTCATTTTTATATTTCCTCCATTTGTTTATGTGTAATTAAGTAATAACAATCAACTGCTCCATAATCAATTCTGATAAACTCACCGCTCATACTTTTTCTAAAACGTGGATGGTTGATCGCTGAGTAACTAGCTTGATGTTCTTTTAGTTTATTAATAGCACATTGAATGTGATTAAAGTTCCCTAATGGTATTTTTCTGTGACCATTGAATATAAAATAAAGCTCAATCATCCATCTACCACCATTGGATAAAAATTTCCATAGGAAGTCCTAAGTGCTTTACTGACCTGAATAGCAGCGCCACGAGAAATAAATTTCATGGCTTTACTTTCTTCTGAATAAGAGATATCTATTCCAGTAGCACCTACTGAGACAGATTTCAAAAAAGGTTTATCTTTTTTGGTTCCGTGTTTTAAAATAAACATCAGCTACCTCCGTTCTAAAAATATTGCTTCCGCTTATTTATCAAATCATTGAATACCATCAAATGATCATTGTCTACACCTTTCATCAACCGACTCATGAATGGCCGACCATATCGTTTCTGGATTTCTTGTGCAGTTAAGTTTGTGGTGATAATCGTGTTGGCCCTTTTATTGAGAATGTTGTAAAGGATGCTGAAGGACCATTCACTGTCCTTTTCCATTCCAAGATCATCTAGCACTAAAAACTTCGCACTAGCAATTTTATTTACCAGGAATTCTTCTTGACTGAAATCCGTCTTGATTTTCATTAACAAGTCCGTGACATTGATGAAGATAGCAATTTCTTTTGTGATTGCTGATAGTTTCTTCATAATCGCAAATGCCAGATGGCTCTTGCCTGTTCCAGCTTCACCTTGAAAAACAACATTATTTCTGGCACCTTCTGCCCACTCTTTACAGATTTTTTTGGCAAATTCTAGCTTTTCAGTTTCTTTTTCAGTAGGTGTGTCAAAATTATCAAGAGTAGCATTCTTCAGCACATTATCATATAATGAGAATTTTTCGAGATAAAAATTACGCTCTCTCTCATATTCTGCGTCAACCAACTCATTGACCTTTATTTGATTCTCTGAATGGATACGTTCCGATTCACATAAGCGACAAAGTACATCATTTGTACGTAGTATTTTAATCAGTGGGATTTTGTGTTTTTCACAAATGTCATCCTGTTCTTCAGTATTCCTGTGATAAGAGAGTGCCATTTCTTCTAGTGCATTAGTTACCATGACATCCTACCTCCACAAGCTTTCCAGCTTGCCATGTCCGATAAGCAAGCTATCACTGTTTCTTTTGATTGCTTTTTCAAAAGAGATTTTTTCTGATCACTGATTGGATAGAAATTTTCTTCAAATTGTTGGATTAATTCTAGAACCCCCATTCTTCGTTTACCTCTTCTTCTATTTTCTTATCTTTCCGCTGCTTTTCAGTTTGTCGAACTTGTTCAACTGTCGTCACTTGGTTCTGCTGCCAATTTCTCAGAATGCCGCCTATGTATTTAACATTTGGTTTTCCTAGATTGACTGCTGTCCTCAACGCTTCTTTGACTAATTCAGAGTTGTTTTCGTTTATAAGATGATTGATTTCTTCAATCTCAAATCCAGATAATAGTCTACGAAATTCAGATTGAAAAAGTTCTAAGATATTTTCACTACTACTAGTAGTAGTTATATTCTTATCTTTATCTTTTCTTATCTTATTCTCTTCTTCTTCTGTTGCGTTACTTTCCGTTACTGTAACGTTACATGTAACGTTACCACCAAGAGCAAGATTTTTCTGTTTTTCTCGGTGTCGAGCTACTCGGTTTCTTGTTTGTTGTTTGATTTTTTCCATGCCATCAATATTTTGATGTTTTTCCCAGTTTGGCAAAGCGATAATTCCATCAATAATTTCAACCATTCCGAATTGTTCGAAGATTCCAAGTGCCATTCTGACAGTATTGAGTGGTCTCCTGAAGATAGTAGCAAGCATTTCATCTGTATAATGAACTTTGTCTGACATCATCAGTAGCCCATTGCGATTATGTTTTCCAGCTAGAGCTAGGATTTTAAACCAAATAACTAAAATGGCATCATGATCAGGTAGTGCATCGATAAGACAAATTTTCTCATCATCGAAAATATCTGTCGTAATCTTAATCCATTTAATTTCAGACATGATTAGCTCCTCTTCTAACTTTTTTTTTTGCTTTCCACTTCCTGCGATTTGCGCGATATTCCTTCTTCATTTCTTCAAAAATAAAACGGCTATCCACTTCCATTTTCTGGAGTTTTAATATGCAGTAGTTTTTATCTAGTTCACGGTAATTTTTGGCTAGTTTTTGGTAGTCAATAAGGTGTTCCTTGATTAGAGTTAAATTTTCAAGGTTGTAGTTATAAAATATTGCATCATGCCTTGATAGTTGGTTTTTCTTTTGCTTTTCTTCAAGGAGCTCGTTGAAAATTTGAATTGTATTTTCAGCCCATTTAATCAAGCTATTAAGGTCTTCTTTCATTCTTTCTCTTTCCTTTTTAATTCGCTATCTAATTTAATGATCCCCAAAGCTAACTTTGTTAGCTCGGCATCTGAACAAAAGTATTTTTTCTTATTCATCTGAGCAAGCTCAGAGTTTTTTACAAGGACTAAATTAGAAATTTGGTAGTTACTCTTGTTTCCGTCTAAAAAACAAATATTGTGGTTTTCAGGTATTGGTCCATGATGCTCTTCCCAAACTATTCGATGTTTCCATGCCCATTTATTAGGTTCAGCAATTTTTTCTTTTGCATATCCATCAACTGTAATTGTTATTGTTCCAACAGGTAGATGATTTAAGGGTAGATTTCCTTTTTTAAATTGACCACTATTTCTTGGTCTATTTGGATATTTCTTGCCTTTATTGTGAGGGATGTGGCCTTTTTTAAATCGACCTGTTAGACCACTTAGAAATTTATTATTCCCTCGATATGACTTTATTTGTTGAGTTGTTAGTTTTAGGCCAAATTTACTATTCATTTCATCAGTAATCTCTTGCATAGTTTTACCGAATTGATGTTCTGAGAAATATTCATGTTGTTCTTTTGTCAGTAGTCTATTCTGAAAAATATTACCTACTGGTAATCCTAATCGTCTACGAACACCACCTATTTGAGTCTTTGTATAATTCGTACCAAATTTCTCATTTAGCATTCTTGTAACTTCAGGAGTGACACGTCCAGGACATATCTCGTGCATATACTCTGTGTACTCATTCTTCCAACAAAGCGATTGGGGCATTTATCTCACCTACCTTGTCTTTGAATTTTTCAGCATCCAACGCAAGCTGTCCTGCTTGTAATATTTGACTTGAAACAGCGACCATTTGTTTTGAACGTTGAATTTCAAATTTTAGTTCATCTGCTGTAAGGTCTCTATCATCTAGTGTTTCCAGTTGAGCGAAAAGTGTATTTGTCAAATCTGTTAATTTATTTCTAACCATTATAGACTCCTTATTTTTGCTTCTTTGATAAACCTACTGGAGGTTGCACATCGTATGTGAATTGTTTATCTGAATTTCTCAAATTCATACGAGCAATATTACTTACGATTAGTTGTCTGTTTTCCTTTTTAGACTCTGCTCGATCATCTAATTCATTTACTAATGTCCAGAGTAAAAAAAGTATTGCTGTTCCGAAATAGATATATTCAATCATTTTGTATTTTCCTTTTCTTTATAGATTGCTACAATTTCTTCAAGATCTGCGATACGCTGATTCGCTAGCTGATATTTTTCTTGAAGGTCTATCAATTCCCTGTTCGTATCCAACGCAACCAATCGCCAGTCGGTGTTGACTTCTATTTTTGTTGTGTTGAAAAACCATTTTGTGATTTTATCTAATAATTTCATTTTTTCTACTTTCTAATCCTAAATTACAAGATTTGCTTGAATGAACTCATCGAGCTCATTCTTGTCAATTCGTTTAGTTCCGTCAATTTTATATAGGTTCAATCCCATTCTTAACCATTTACGAATGGTATTTGTGCTACAATCTGAATAATTAGCAGCACTTTCGATTGAGAGCCATCGTTTCTCAATTGTTTCATGTTCTAATAATTCTTTGAAACATTCTTTAAATTGATCCTTAACGACTAGTTGGATACCATTTTCAAAGTTTTCGCTGAGAATATTCACAATAACCTCCTTATGTGGTATAATCTAAGTAGTAATTTTAGTGAGCGCCTGACTTCGGTCAGGTGCTTTTTGTGTTCTAATTTTTATCCTCTCTGAGCTATGTTGAAAGCATTCAAATCCATAATTTTCATTTTAGTATTGGTAGATGGCTCCCAAGTCATCCAATAGGCAAGTGCTGCTTCTGCAAATTTCTTGGGCAGTAAGTCATAACGACTGATATTGAAATGATCCTTGAAATCAATCTCAGCTTGTCTGAATACTGATTGAGCGAATGTCTTGTCTGCATAAGCTGGACTGTCGATTCCACCAAGGCAAGCAACTACTCGAGCCTTACGCTTCTTCAAGAGTGATTGAGCGTAGCTAGGATGGATTGGTTGTTCATTCTTGAGATAGTCGATATCTTCAAGCATTGTGACTTGTTGCTTCCGAAGTTCTTTCTGTCCAGTGAATAAAGCGATGAAGGCATCTTCGTCCAAGTCCTCACGGATAAAACCACCTTGTCTGCGAATAGCTGGCAAAACCTCTGATGTTACCCAACGTTTAAATTCTTTTGCTTGTGGTAATTTACTGGATAGGATAAGCGAGTATAAACCTGACTCGTTAATAATAATAGGATTTTGATTTCTTCCCATGGTGTCACGAATCGTTACCCCATCTGACTTGTCATCTTCATCCACATGGTCAAAAATTGCTTTTCTTGAATTTGTATAGCCTAAAATGTCAGCGACATCTTTTCCTACAAACCAAGGCTCGTTATCAATTGTTAAAGTACGGACATCTTGTCCATGAAAATTAAATATTTCGTTCATTTCTTACTCCTCGAATTTTTCCCATGATTCTGATATTCCTAGTTTTTTTGAAATCTTTAATTTCAAATCATCAGAACCCTTACCTATGTTGAATAATTCTGTAATAACGCTTGATGTTCGCTTGAATCCAATCGCTTGAGCCAAGTCAGCGTTATTCCAATTGCGCTCAGCCATTTTTTGTTTTACCAGTTCGTTCCATTTTTGGTGTTGAGTGCTCATGTGTAGCTCCTTTCCTTTTTTAGAGAAACACAAAGCGAAAACTTTTTTATAGAATTTCTTGACTTTTTCTAGACTAAAGTCTATAATCAAAGTATAAGAAAAACATAAACAAAGGACTTTCTAAACCAATCACAACGCTCGCCAAAGCTTTTATTTTTAGTTTGTCTTTTCTCTTTTGTTTTCGCTTTATATTTCGCTTTACAATATACATTCTATACTTTTTTATAGAACTTGTCAACACTTTTCTATACTTTTTTCTAGAATATTTTTTTGTAAAGCGTAGAAAGGTTGATTTAACAATGTTTTCAACATTTGAAAAAATTAAAGAACTTGCTAAAAAGCGAGGAATTGCTTTGTCAAAACTAGAAGAAACTTTGGGTTATAGTACAAATTATTTTTATTCATTAAAAAAGAAGGCGCCTAACTCTGAGCGACTTCAAGAAATTGCTGAATATTTTAATGTTTCGACTGATTATCTATTAGGTCGTACTGATAATCCTAATGTAGCTAGTGATATTGTCACTACTGCTGATGGTCGTGTTGTTGATTTGTCTAATCTTCGTGAACGTGTGGTTCTTTTTGATGGTAAACCACTATCAGATGAAGATGTTGATAAGATTGCGCAAATTATTAAGCTTTCTTTGGGGGTGTCTGAAATTGAAAGTGAGTGAGCTCTTAGAAGAGTATCAGGTCACACTCTATCTTTTTCCTGAAACCATGTGGGAACGTAGAGGTTTCTATTTCCCAGATGAACGAACTATCTATGTGAATAGAAATCTTAGTCAGGAAGAACGAGAAGATGTCATCCTGCATGAATTAGGGCATATAAACCATAACCCAGCGCATTACAAAAGATTACTCTATAAATACGAAAATGAAGCAGACCGCTTCATGGTTCGTCATCTTATATCTGAAGAATTGTCTCAATGTGAACCATCAGAGTTTAATTGGTTGAGATTTGCTGAAAGGCATAGGATTGCAACAACTTGGGGTGAACAAATGATTCAGGAAGAATTTTATAGATTGACAGGTAGTTAATAAATTTTACAAAAAGAAAGGTGAATAGAAATGGCATTATTTGGGAAGAAACAAAACGATGTTCAAGAAGTTGAACTTTTTACAGAAGAACCAAATGAAAGAGTTTTTGAGTTCAAAAAATCAAAAACAGTAGTAAGAGTTGATGACTACTTCATCAGAATTGCCAGAAAATCAAATGTTTCGAATGTTTTACTGCATGGATTAGATGGTGAAAAATCAATTTTGTTATCAGAAATCACTGCTTATCAGTTAAAAGAGCCTGGTGCGACTGTTGGGTATCTTCAGCTTGTTTACCCTGGTTCATCTGATGTAAAAGGTGGTGTTTTCGATGCAGTAAAAGATGAAAATACTGTGACATTCCTTAAAGAAGATAAAGAGTCCATCCTAGAGTTAAAAAAAGCAATTGAGGAAGCTTTGAAAAATAAAGTTAGAAAATAA